TTTTATGTCAGTTGGCATATGACCTCCTTTGTATGTGTGGGAAAATGGACTCTTTCTGACAGATAGGAGGCGTTATGAGCCGTTAAAGACTAGATTTCTCTAGTTGAAAGGAGATTCCAGTAGACACTACGCCTCCCATCTGTCGGAAAGAGTCCGATTGATCTCTAAAAAATCCCCTCTGGAGAAATTTTTAAGAGTGTGGCGATTTAAGTAGGGGGTAGATCTAGCGGGTACCCCCCCTCCTAGGCAGGCGAAACATCAGAGTCGCCTTCATCACGGTAAAAGTTTTCGTCAACGACCCGATGAACACCATAAAAATTATTAGTAATTATAGAATCCATAGCAACATCAATAGCTTCTTCTTCATCAAGTCTTGACAACACATTTGAAGTTTTTACTATACGACTCAATAGCCCGCAGGTGTAATACCCTTTGTCTACATCGAATCGGTACCAAGCCTCAAATTCTGTAAAAGGGTTGAATGGGTTATCCACAGTGGTCAACATCTTCTTTTCGGATGTTAAAACAATCTTATCTGTCATCATTAACCTCCTGTTTCCTCGCCCAAAGCATTCACAATTGTTGTTGGGGAAACACCCAACGCTGATGCTATCTCCGACGGAGTATAGCCGGACGCCGTCATCATTTTGGCTCTTGCCAACTTGAGATCGGTCATTACATAGCGACGTCTAGGTAGAGCATGTTCTTTAATCAGATCCAGATCTGTATATCTCATAACCTGGAGAGCTTTGTTGTTTGAAATAGCCCCCATGTCTAACGCTAACCACTCGCGATCTGATAGCGGAAACTCTGGTTTCTTAGCACCTAGTCTAGCCCGGGCGGCGGTCAAAGCTTGCTGGCGCAGCCTCTTGCGTTGACCTTTATCCAAATTGGGATTAGCATCGAGCTTAGCTCTGTAAATTTTGTTAGCGACGAGCTGCGCTTTACGCTCCTTAGGGCGATTTCTCTCAGCTAAACGAAGCTTTGCGTTAATACTAGCAACCTCGTTGGAGAACGTTAATTTCGCTTCCCGATCGTATTGTAAAGATGGAGTCGCAACCATCTCAACTCTTGCTTTGTTGGCCATAGATTTTAATGAGTCGGCATAACCAGCATACAAAGTCTCCATCTTTGTTCCGGAAGATAAATCAAAAGCGCTCTTGCTATCGGCCATCTGAGTTGTAAGAGTTTGTCTCTCTACAACTTGACCACGCTTGTTGGTGTACGTCTCTCCGGTTGTAGTGAATAATTTCTCTCCAGTATTAGGGTCAATATAAACCTTTCGACTCTTACCGCTAACCGGATCTATGCGCGTTTCTCCCTCAGTCCTATGAGGAATGCGCTTTTGAGATGAAGCTCTTGAGATAACGGTAGATGCGCCAGACCGGGAGCTTCCTTGATACTTTTCTTTTAACTGCGATATCCCGTTGTCAATACCCGATTGACGATAATTTAACCCATGTTTCTCAGCATCGATAACCACCATAGAATGTTTTACCGCTCTTGCGATCTCGGATTGCGACGCCCCTTTTATCGTCATATCCGTGATTAGATTGGTCACATCCCCCATATGCATCTGCGTTCCGACTTTACTCATTCGGCGCATTCCATCATATGGCGGATACGTTTCACTTGGATTAAAATCTTTTAATGCTGTTAGCGATCTGCTAGCTTTAACATATCCTCGGTCATTAGGTATAGCAATGACAGTATCGCCGTCAAAGTCTGCCCCAGATAATTTATGAGCCACATCGGGGTGTATACCTATAGCATCAACGGAATTTCCTAAAAGATCTTTTGCGCCCGCATGTTTGTTATTAACAACAACTTCTGGTATTTCAAATATTCCGCCATGTGGGTGACGAACTAAGACCACCTGTTCTCCATTCCGGAACATGGGCGCATATATTTCGTTCGGTTTTAATTCGGGTACTGGTAGTATTACATGCGATGACTGACGGGGCAACGCAGTGGCTTTTAAATCAACCGCTGCTGCGTCACATTTATCCGAAAACGCTTGTAGAAGCTGTTTACGGACCACGGGATTTTGTATGGACGTAATTTCTTTAAAAGCTTCGTCTCGAAGACCTTTGTCGAGGTCTAACTGTCTCTTAGCTAAAGCTGGTTGTTGTTTAGAGAGTATTTGTGATGATATATTTCTAGTCCAAGTATGCCAATCACCTTCTTCATACACCATGTTCAAAGCCCCACGCTGTCCCCCTTTTTTAATAGTAGCCCCAAAAGGATTATCCGGATCACCCGTCATCTCCTTGAAAACATCCTTTGCTGGGGCTTCGCTTTTTGATGTGTGATATACAATATCCTTACCGGTGGGAAGAGAATGCCCACGAATAGCCATACCTTTAAGGTAATGGGTTCCATCAACACCTATACGTACTTGGGCATAGCGAGAATTGGCGAGATCCAAATCCGAAATTCCTGCGCGTAATTCTATAAGACCGTCCTTATCTGAATTAAACGCAATACTAATTCTGTCAGAGGAGACGTTTTGAATGGGATCTAATCCCAAAAAAGTTTTCCCACTATCCGGAGAATAATCAGTTACTGTCCCTATCGCGGCTCGAGTCTTAAAAACATCGCTATATGTCATTCCGGGAGGCGCTAACACTTTAATCGAGGTCATCTTTCCCGTAGTTAGTTGTGGGGTTTCAATATAATAGACATTATATCCATCCCGCTCAGCACTGCGAATCGCGGCGTTTAGTTTCGTTCTTGGGACACCTAAAGAGGCTTCGACACCACCACCAACATCAATAGGACCTTTCTTTTTTATGATGGATTTTAGGAAGTTGGCGAGTCGTTCAATTATGGTGGCACGCTCCAATAAAACCGGGTCCAAAATACTACGAACACTTGATTCGTTTAACCCACCCATCTTCTGACCGATAGCTGAATTTGAAAGCCCTTTATCCTTTAATGCAATAGCGCGAGCATGATCAGCGGCTCGTTTTCGTCCACGCTCAATTGCTTTTATCTCTCGTAATTCTGTAGTTTTAATACCAAGGGCCGCAGCGACCTCAACTTCGCTGAGACCTCCACTTTCAAGCTCCTTAACAACAGTTAAGAAACTCGTTTCTCGTTGCTCTCCGTGCCCACCAGAACCCCAAGGATATCTTCCAGAATGACGTTTAGTTCCGATATGCTCTAATTCAGCCATGTATTACTCCATATCTTTGCTTACTTCGTTTAATAGTTTTGTGAAGTTTCGTATCTTATTCATTATATGAACAATATCATCTATTTCTGAAAAATGCTCGAGAACCGAGTCATTTTGGTAAATGCGCAAATGAAATTCCAGATCTGTGAGATTAGGTTCATACTCCAAACAAAATAAAGCAGCATAAATTTCTAACTGCTTTATTGAGGGTTTGGATACTCCCGTTTTCAAATCATGGATGCGTAATATTGGTGGGCGATAAATAATAGCGTCAGCAGTCCCAAAAGCATATTCTGAAAAATACAAAAGTTGCTCGGGTTTCATTTTAAAAGCTATGGCGTCATTTATAAACATATTAAAAGCCACAGGCTTTTCTGCTACCTTTATGTTTTTTTCTATCAAAAGAGCCGCTAAGGCATGAAGCTCGGTTCCTCGTTGAGCCGCTCGATAGTTTGTAAAAACCTGAACCATTTTTTCTCGGGTATAATTAACCCAGTGATATCGACTTGCTCCGAGAAAAGCGTGTTCACCGACGTGCTTCGAGTGCTCTTTGAATTCCATGGTAAAACTCACTTTCGTTTTCGGGAGAAACAAACATAGCCATCGATAATTTATCGAGAGCCCGAATATAAAACTCTTGGTTTGGTTGTCTTGAACTTTTAGCATGACGTTTCGTGTCGAAGGCCACCCAAAAATTATAATACAACATTATACGATCAGGGAATCCTTGTATATGATTGGCGTTTGTTTTAATCACATAAGCGCCAGGATACAATCTCAGTAAATTTTGTACGACGTCTTTCTCAAATTTTTTCTCAAGCATACCGTTTCTCCTACGAAAAAAGAAAAGCTAAGCTTATCTCTCTATTATAGCATATGTTTTTCCTGCGAAGAAAAAACTAAGCCTTGTTTGGTTAAAAACTCTCGCTCGTTGAATATACCCTTGTCTTTTATAGTCCGCATAATAGACTTATCTATGGTCGAATTACTAACAAGATAATAATAATACAACTCGGAAAACGGGCTATTCATTCTATCTATTCGCCCAGAAGCCTGTATCATCGTTTTGTAAGAGTAATTTAATGAGAAGAAAACTATCACGTTAGTATCGATACAATTCCAGGCTTCGGCCCCGGATGTATATTGAACTAAATAGAGCCACTCACTAGTTTGCGGGATCCCCTGATGCTTGTGACCATTATATTCCCCAATGTTATGTTTTTTTCCTAACTCTCGCAAACGATATAGCTCATAATTAAAGTTGTAAAACAGAATTATTCGTTTATGTCTTCGAACTAATTCGTCAACGACCTTTAATCTACCAGGATGTGAGTTTACAACTTGCCTCATGATATAACAAGCTTCGGCGGCATTAACCGCCGGTTTTTCTTTAAACGGATTCCACCGATCCCTGACAACCGTGCGCAACAAAGTTTCGTCATGGGGTATCTCCAAAGATATGTGATGTCTTTCAACAACTCGACGATATTTCATTTTGACCATAACTTGTCGCCG